CTTATGTGCGCCAATTGCAGTTCCAACGACTGAATGAATCTTGACGCCTGCCTGCGCTGCACACCAATTGACGAAAGAACCACACCACGGCAAACCGTCTGCCTTTGTAAATTTGCCGTACTTTGTCAGGTTGTCGCCTTCTTCAATTGTGCCAACTTCAGCCGCTGCGACTTCGATCAACCTGGCGTTTGTGCCTTGTGGGTAACTCATTCGCCCGCAACCATTGGTGTGGATTGTTCCGCTTCTGGGTTTAGATAGCGTTGATAGTCTGAGTTGGCTTCATCTTTAGGAATAGCGGTGATAGTGCCGTCATCGTTAATTCTTTCAACGTATGTGTAATCACCCGATATTAAACCAGTAACTGTCTTTTCTGTGTATTTCATTATAACTCCGCGCTAAAGGATAGAGTGCCATTAGTTGTATTGTTAGAAGTAAGCCAAGTTGGACGGGCTGAAGTCATACCAGTTGTGGTCATTGAAACACTTGCAGATTTTTCTGAAGCACTAACCAAACTTAAAATAGTTGGCGTGTACGCTGCTGGTCCGTCTAAAATACGATAATTTGCAAGCGTTCCACTTGAAGTCAAACTAGGCGTTGTTCTCATTGTAACTGGATAGAAAACTATTCCATAGGCAGAAGTTGTAGACTCGGCAGCACCTGCGCTAGTCAGAGTTTCGTAAACATTTGTTCCACCTGCGCGGTAAAAGTAACGCTGACAAGCGGCTAATTCTCCTTGAATTGTTCCTGTTGCAGTTTGGAAAGCGGTAGCAGTTGAACCTGCTTCAACCTGTACGCCCCAGATGTCAATGGTGGCATTTTGCAAACCTACGGCAGCATAGCCATTACCTGAGATACCAGTACCAACGGAAGTCATAATCCAGGTTGCTAGGTAATCACCAGCACCGATTGTTTTTCCGCTAATGCTTGGAAGATTTACATTGAAAGTGTATCTAACCCAAGAAGTTGTGATTGCTTGAACTGCTGGAGAAGTTACTACTGTTGAACTTCCACCAGACCCAAAAGATTGTGCCATTGAGACACCAATGTTGGGAGTTCCTGTTGATGCTTTTGCCCAAAAAGAAACTGTCACTGTTTGATTTGCAAAAGTTCTAACACTTTCAATTGGTTGCCAATAAGCGGCATAATCGCCACTTGCAGATTGGCTTGCAGTAACTAATCGCGCAAAATTAGTTCCTTCGTATCCGACTACTGGCGCAGTTCCCGCAGTAAATGCTTGTGTTGATGCGGTTACAGTTCCACCAGTATAATTCATTACCCATCTGTCAAAATTGTAACCAGTAGCGGTCGTGCTTGTAAATCCTCTTTGATTTATTCTAAAGTCACCATTGATAATTCTATTCTTGCCAGCGGTAAAACCTAAAGACTCCGCGCTTGTTGATGGCGCAGCCCACTTTAATCCTGTGGCGGTGGAACTATCTGCTACAAGCGTTTCACCATTTGCGCCAACTGCTAGGCGGGCTGGGACGTCGCTACCTGTCGCCGAAATTAAATCTCCTTTGGCGTCCACGATCGTGTTTTGAATTGCGTTTGCGTCGTCGCTTGTCACCCATGTGAAGTCCATGTCAGTGTTTGACGCCTTAGACAAAACCTGACCAGTTGTTCCGCCAAGCAAATCTGCCATTGAAGTTGCAACGGCTTGACCAAATGTTTCAAAGTCTGCTGGCAAATCCGTGACCAAATCGGTCGCCGTGGGCATTTGCCAATTGAATGGGTTCGTCGGGTTTGCCATGTTGTCTCCTTGTTAAGTGATAATTGTTGCACGTGCCCAGTCAAGCGTTGGCGACACGCCCGACCAGGTAAATGAGTTTGAAATTTCGTTCCATTCCAACGCCTGCAATGAATAGGCAGTTGGCGAAATAGTCAATGAAATTGAAAGGGTGTTATAACCCGCTTGGAATGACCAGCCTTCGACGAAACCTTGAAAGATCGAACCCATATTGGCAGGCAGGTCATTGATTGCGACGGCTTCGCCCATAAATACGTTCAACAAATTATCGCGGTCGGAATTGTCAACTTCAGGGTTGGTCAGGTCAAAAGTAATTTCGCTAAAGATTGCCTGCGGGTCTTTTCTAAGGGTCAAATAAAAGTCCGCCTGGAATTCGGCGTCAACTGAATTTTCTAAGGTTGTGCTGATTATTTGCCCAAGCGTGCCATAAGTCGAAATTGACGCCGCGTCGCTTGCGCTTGCTTCTTGGCTGTTTTTGTATTGAATCGTTATTTCATTGCGAACGTCGCCTGCGCGGGTTTCCACTCGCAAACCTGCCGCACGTGCTTGGTTGGCAGAAAGATCAACGTATCCGTTGGCAGATAGGTATTGGCTGCGGTGAACCGCGTCGGCGTAGGAAATGCGCCCATAGGCGTCTTCATAAATGTATCCCAGCCCTGAAGTTGCCAACCCTGAAACCAGTGAATATACCGTTGCACGTTCGGAAGATCGCGCCTGCAATTCATATTCGCCTGGTGTATCAATTTCGCCAAGCCCAGTATTTTCAGCCGTTGCCCATGTAACGGTTGGGTCGTAATCTTCCCAGGTCAATGCCGCTGGCACTTCATTCCAATTGTTGACCAGCAAGTCAGTCAGCAATGACAAAATTTGATTGCCGTCAAAATCCTTTGAAAGCACGCCGTTGGTCAATGCCTTTTGAAGTCGTGCCAGTGCGCCCAATGCCGTGATCGAATAAGTCTGCGTGAAAGTTGTTGAACCTACGTCACGAACTTCGACAACAATGTCAACAACGCTGCCGCCAAAAATAGGCACAAAAACGCCTGAAGTGTCTTGGACTTCGATCGAAAGACTGCTATTGACCGAAACGGGAATTGTCGCTTGGGCAAGGTCAATCAATTGAATATTGGCATACCCTGCTTGGGCTTGTTCATAAATGTTTGTTCGCCCCGTGCGAATTGAAAGATTTGCCAAAACTGCGTTGGTGTACGAAACGCCGTCAATTTGTACTTGCCAAACTGGATTCCACTGCGTCATTTTAAATCGCCGCCAGTGCGCCCGCGCCGCCTGTCCCGCGGTAATAACTTGAATTCAAAGTTTCGACAATTGTGCGGGCAGTTCCTTCTTTGTCGAATGCACCAGTCACCGTCAAGTTGATCGTTGTGCCAGCGCGGTCTTTTTCTTCACCCATGCGGAATGAACCAGGGTTAAAGTTTGAACCAACGGCAATACCCGTGGAAGCGGCAGCAGCAACACTGGCAGCCTTTGCCACACCACCACCACCACCCCCGCCGCCGCCTGTCCCGCCTGAACTTGGTGTCGGAATAGTTGGAAGTTTGGTGTTTGTGCTTGGAATCGTTGGCGTTTTAATTGACGGAACACTGACCGTTGGTGTTGTAATTTTTCCTACGTTTGGCAAAAATGGAATTGCGTTATAGGCAGAAATCAACGCATTGATTCCAGCAACCGCACCGGAGATTAGACCGTTCAAAATTTTGACAACGCCCGCAATTACGTCAATGACACCGCCTGCAATTTTGCCTGCAACGGTTAAAGCAGCCCCTAAATAGGTTCCAATAATTGGCGCAAGGTAGGTTGAAATATATCCGCCAAATTCTTTGAATGTATCTAAGTTGTCACCAATTGCATTTTTAACGTAACCAAATGCCTTGATCATTCCATTGATAATCGGTGTAAAAACGTTGGTGATGATGTTGCCCAAAATCGTGATAACCCCGCCAAGCCCGTTGCCGTTAAGGCTAAACGCACCCGAAAACGCATTGATAATTGGAAGCGCATTATTGTTGATGAAACCCATTAGTTTTTCAAGAATAGGCAACAAAGCAAAACCAATTGTTTCTTTCGCTTCGTTGAATGCAACCTGCATGCGTGCAATTCGTCCCGCGTATGTGTCCGCGTTACGTGCAGCAGCCCCGCCAAATAAATCTGAAAGTTTAGATTGAACCTGGGTGAAGTTCATTGTTCTTAATTCAGCGGCTGAAAGTCCAATGCCCAATTTGCCCAATGACGCCGTGTTTCCGTCATACGCCTTACCCAATGCGTTCGCAACTGTTTCAAGTGGCTTACCTGTCGCCGTTGAAATGTCCAGGGCGGTTGAAAGTAATTCTTGCGCCTTTTCCGTGTCCATTGTGCTTCTTGCCAACCGCGCCAACGCGGGACGAAGATCGTCGTCAGCCACACCCGTGGCAAGTGACATTTGAAGAATGGATTGTTCAGTAGCGGCAATTTGTGCCTTTGTCGCGCCCGTAGCGTTCTCCAACGCCAACGCCAACTGTGTTTGTGCCTTCTCGTCTTCGATCGCGGCTTTGACCCCGTCAATGCCTATTTTGACGGCATAAGCACCAGCGGCTGCGGCTGCGGCAACAAACGCCGCGCCAACCATTTTGCCAACCTTGCCCATTTTGTCGCCAAAGGTTTCAACGTCCTTTGTGGCGGTTTTCAGCGATTTGTTAAGATTGTCAACGTCGCCAAGAATCGAAAGTTTAAGGGTACGACTGCCAGCCATTAGTTGTATTCCTTAACTATCTTGGAAAACGATTCTTCCCATTTTTTTACGATCTGCGGTTGGACGCTTCGAAGTGTTGGGTAGATAAACCAGCCGCGTGACCCGCGGCCTTCACGACCTGACCACACTGGAAATTGCTTATATTTATTTGAACCAAATTCAACGCCACCCCAAATTTGTTGGGTTGTTGCCCCGCCGCTTAGTTTTTGTCCAGCAAAACCAAATGAAATTTCACCAATTTTTGATGACTTGGAAACCTTAGAACCGTCAGCGACACGGTTGTCAACAAGGTTGCGGGTACGACTTGACGCCGTTGCCTTAATCTTACCTTGAACAAATGTCGCCAATTCGCTGGTTGCTTCTTTGGCTTGCGCCAACGCTTTGTCGTCCATTGCTTTGAAAGAACGGACAATGGCACGCAATTCGTTCTTGTCATAACTGATCGCGTCCTTAGCCATTTGCCCGCCTTTCCAAAATCTCAATGACTGTCAAAATGTCTTCGGCACTTTCAAATTCGCTGGGCGGTAGCCCCGTTGCCAGGGCTACTTCCCAAACTATTCTGCTAAGGCTTCCGACTGGGTGGCTTTTGGGTTTGCTTCACCGACGATCACTTCGGAAATAGTTTCCGTCCATGCTTCGATTGGCTTGACTGGTTTCCCAGCGGCTTCTCGCTTCATGGCGTGATAGGCAAGAAAGACAAGGTCAGAAATTCCGATCTTCTCTTGCGCCTGGGAAATTGTGTTCCCCGTGTGCTTCTCCCACTTAACCCACTCAGGCGGTGCAGCGGTGTAAGTGATCTGCGTGCCGTCGTTATATTCAATTGTTATTGGTAGTTTCATTTTGTCTCCCGATTGTTAGTGACTAGAAAGTCTCTGAAGGTGTTCCCACCACTACGAATGATAGATCAACGGTCTGCGCGTCAGGTGCTGCCCCGCCGACTGAAGGAAATACTGGCATGACGTTAAATGCAAAAACCGCACCAGTTGCGGCAGTCAATGAAACTGCAAGTGTTGTGTTTGGCGCAGTTTCGCATGCAGTCCACAATGCTTCGCACAATGATGAAGCCGCACCCCAGTCTGCAAGCATTGAAATGTCAAATGTCCATTGGTCGTCAATGTGCTTATAAGCCTTGCCGTCAAGTGTTTGGTAAGTCTCGACGGTTGGTGAATTCGCAAGTGTTGCGCTGGTCGCCTGTGCGTCGTAGTTAACTGTTGCAATGGTCACGACTAAATCGCGACCAGTGATGATTGTCGTTGGCATTTTGTCCCCTAAGTTGTTTGTGTGTAGTACGTCGAAACATTGATGTCAGCCACCAGCATTGGACTTTGTCCTACTTCCAACACCGTCGGCTTTTCAACAACGCCAACAACGTATCCTGCGGGCATTGCCGCAAGAATTCCTATGATGAGTTTTTCCAGGTTGTCTAGTGAACCTGCGTTGCTATTTGAAGCAACAATTGCAGTGATTGCAAAATTAAGTTTGACCTGTGTTTTGGCTTTACCAATTAGCACGACTTCCATAAATGGTGAATCGGGCACAATTACTATTGCAGGGGGAATTGGCGATTCGGGAACGGACGCGTAGCAGGTAGCAGCCAAACCACTGAAAGCATTGGCTAGGGCTGCACGGGTTTCCGCAATTGAGTTGGCGGGCATTTATTGAACGACCGTTTCGACGTCCAAAAATGGCTGAAGCAATGTGGATACTCTGTTGGTTAAACTGCGTCCCATTCTGTAAGGCGTACTGGCAAAATCAACGCCTTCAATCTGACCGCCTGCTGCAACACGTGATTGGAAAACCTCGACGCTAACTGCAAGCACTGCCGATTCGATTGGCGCGCTGGTTGCGTATAAATCTGCTGCTGAATAGCCCTGAAGTGTTGCCGTGCCCATTGGGATAATCTCGCGCAATGTGACATTTGATGAAGTCAATGCAGCGGTGAATGAATAAGGCGTCACGGTAACGACTGTATGTGTTGCGGTGAAGGGTGCTGGCAGACCAGTCACAATGACTGATTGACCTGCAACAAAATGGTGATTGCGTTGCGTGTAGAAATACGCCACGTTTGATTCAAGTTTGTATGACTCAATTGCTGAAGTGTTTGCAACAAGCATGGGCAAAATAACCGCTTCAGACGTGTTGATGATTTCGTCTAGGTAACTGTCGGAATAAAGTGAAACGGACACGCCAAGCACTGTTCGCAATTGACTGGCAGTGACAATGGCTGGCATGTCCGTTTCCTTTCGATCGGCTGCGGCGAGATCGGGAGAACCCGCCGCATGATTAGTTGGGGTTAGTTATCAGGTCTTATTTACGCCAAATGCACCAGCACCAATTTTGGTTGCCACTGCACCGAATGAATAAACGCCGACTGTGATTGAACCGTCAGCAGTTGATTCTGCGCGCAACTGGTATGAAGTTCCCTCGTACCATGTGTAAGCGTCAGGGTTGATGATCAAGATTG